GTAGACATTACCTCGCGGATAAGCGCGCGCGGTTGAGACCCTAATCACCACTTGTTGTTACACAAGCGCTAATCAAAGTAACCACGCAGTTCCATCACTCACTACTGTCTTATGTGAAAGTCTGTCCTATACAGGTTGGTCCGGTCAGTGCCGAAGGCGTTACTATTTCTAGTAAAACCCTTTGGTAGACTGAGTCGGCCTTTATAGGTAGGTTCGATCATCTGATAAGAGAGTGGGGAGGATCGCTGCTGTCGGAGAAGTCGTACTCTCACTGTTGTTGAAGGCTAGCACCCTAACTTCGGCAGGACAGGGCACCTTTCACTGCGTGTAATTTCATATAATCGTTGCTACAAACTTCAGATTAAGTACGATAGGGAAGTTAATCCCCTTAGTATTAACCTTATTTTGTAGTCAGTACGATAGATATGAAACACGTGTACTTGCTTACATTTCTACTTTCAATCATAATGTGGCCCATCAAGGGCTTGAAACGACTGTCTACCGATATAAATCGGTTAGACTAGCTGTTTTAAGATACCTTAGTGGGAACCCACTTTATGAACTTGAAGGTGTAGCACTAGATTCTTCAGGTTTCCCGAAGGAGCTGTCTCAATGGAAAGATGATTTAGATAACCCCCAATCTATAAGGATCTTACTAACGTTATTAACGTTAGGGAGAGCCTTTAAATTTAAGGCCATTCTAAAATTATCTACCATAGAGGAGCCCTCTAAAGGAATTCCTCAAAATGAGGACACTATAAAAGTGATCTGTAGGTCTCTAGGCGTCTACCCCCGAGAGCTTAGTTGGGATGGTTTCCACTTCTCTACCAAGAGTGGTCCAAACGGGCCTGCTTTGGCAACGTCATTAACTGACTTGGACGCTTTGTCTCCATTACAAAAGGAAGATATTATCCTTTTGGGAGGCTTGGCGCTTCAAGTAGCTATGACGAAGCCATTTCAGCCGACCGGTTTGGGTTATTCAATGATGGAGATTTGGAGAGTAATCCACTCTAAGCCATTGAAGTATACTCGTAAGCTTAGTTACTTTAGTGATAAGGAGGGTAAATCACGAGTGATTGCTATTCTTGATTATTGGACACAATCAGCATTAAAACCTCTTCATGAGGAGTTAATGGGGATCCTTAAAAAGATCCCTTCTGATTGTACCTTTAATCAGGATGACTTTCTCTCGTCTTTACCTTCTGTCGGTCCTTACTTCTGTTTTGATCTTTCCGCTGCTACTGACAGAATGCCAGTAGACTTTCAGGTTAGTGTTTTATCTAACTTGATTGGGAGGGATAAAGCAGAGGCTTGGAAGCGTCTGTTAGTGGGTGAGCCGTTCGCGAACAAAGATTGCGACCATCCTGTATATTACAGGGCGGGGCAACCAATGGGAGCATACTCATCTTGGGCAGCGATGGCTCTAAGTCATCATGTAATGGTTCAATTATCGGCGATTAATGCCAAGGTTATAAAACCTGGGAATTATTTTGCTGATTATTGCCTGTTAGGTGATGATTTAGTTATAGCCAATCGTGAGGTCGCCTTGCAATATAAGATTCTGTGCTCGCGACTAGATATGCCAATTTCTGAGGAGAAGACTCTAATATCGGAAACGATGTTAGAATTCGCCAAAAGGATTGTCATAAATGGTGTAGAGGTTACAGGGTTCTCTATTGGAGGTCTCTTAGAGACTTGGAAGAAGTATTCACTTCTTCATGAGTTCCTAAGAAACCAGGCGACTCACGGATGGGACTTGCCTATCTCTGTGCACCCAGACTTGATCCGATCCATATTCGGTTTATTTAAACGTTACGCTCATGCGGAACGGATTATTAAACTGTATATGGTTTACCACTATATCACCAACTTCATCAGTAAAGTTACTGATGAGGAGGCGATATACGTTGACCGTATTAATGCTGGACACTCTCTTCGAGTGTCTGTGCAGGAATACTTCCAACGTACTTTCCCTTTATGGGAGTTTATTTCAACTCCCGAGATGATGAATCTCCTCATTGACTATGTCAAAGAGATTAAGTTAAAGATAGCGGTATCGGATGTTGAGAAGTTGTTTGAAAACCGTGACTCCATTGTTAAATCAATGGATGATCAGGCTTTGAAACACTTCCCAAGCTTGAATGTCCAGTTATACCAAGCTCTTAGACGTGAGACGCTTCCCGTTATCAGTGTTTGTAATGACCTTCTGAGACTATCCGTCGACGCCGTTAACCGTTTGGTTAGTGACGAAGATGTTGATATTTTCTCATTGGGGATTTCTAAATACTATGTCGGGGAGGCAATCTTCAGCCTAAGAAGAGCTCGGTCCATTTCACTAGCCCAAGCTAGACTCACTAAGCAACTACTTGATGTTTGGCAGGATAGATTCTTGGAATCCAAAGGGATGTACCAATATATTGAACAATATACTGGTTTCGTCTCGGATTCTAAAGGATCGAAACTATCATCATCAAAATCCTTTACACCGGTCAGTCCCCAGGAGATCTCTCAAGCTTATCCTCAATCTAAAAGATTTAGGATAGGTAAGAAGATTCACCGTAAGGGACATAAACTGGTATAAAGGGTTGCACGTGTGCCATACTTGACCTACTGAATATAGAATTCGAGCGGGCACCTAAACCTAGTAAAGTGTAGTCCTTTGGATGTAGTTTAAAGTTAAGGAAAGTGCTCTCATTTTGAGATACTTATCTTTAACCTACTACAAGGGCCAAAGTCCACTTTACTGGGACCCCTCCGAGAGGAGGGGAGGCTTTGGTGAC